GATAGGAGGAACAATGGTCAGTGGAGGAATGCGCCCAGGTGCGCCACAGAACAACCCTGCCAACGTTTCAGGCACAGGCGGTGCTGGACAAAGCGGAGACTATACAGGCTTTGCTTATGGACAAAATCAGGCAATCAATCAAGACCGTGTGGTAGGTAACCAAGCAGTGAAATCTATTAAAGCATCAGATGTTTCAGCACCATCAGAACCTTATGGTGGCATGAATTTCCCACAACTTGGTACATTATTTGACCCAGATGCCAACCCAATGGAGCCAATGACTACAGGTGTAGACGGTTTTCGTGGTGCAGGTCCAGAAGTATTGCCTAAAGGAATGCAGAACAACACTCGTCCAGACGAGAATGCGATGCTTGCAAAGCAATATCTACCAGATTTGGTAATTGCCGCACAGTCTAAGGATGCCCCAGACTCATTTAAGCGTTTTGTTAACTTTTTAATGGGACAATAATGGCTGATGTAACATTCATGCCTGGTAGTTTCTTCGACAATGTAGACAAGTTTGCAACTTCACTTGGCTATCAAAATGCAGGAATAGTATTTGAACTTGCTTTAATCCCTTGGAAGTCAATAGATGACCGCGATGCTTTCATTATGGGCGTTACTGGCGAAGACGTCAAAGGCGGACGAGAATATAATTATATTAAACGAGATTTCTAGGAGGTAGCAATGGCTTGGTGGAATGATTTCACAACCTCTATTGCTGCAGTACCTACGGCTCTTAAGAGACTTACAGGTGGTGGAAACTACCTGAGTGATGAAGAACGTGCAAAAGAAGAAACTCTTCATAATACTGTAAAAGATGCACTACGTGGTATCGATACAGCAGCAAGCAATGTGCCTGGATTTGGTATTGGTAAGAAGATAGTTAAGGGTGTTGGAGATAAGTTACTCCAGGGTGCTGTTACTCTCAACCAAGAAGTACTATCACCATACATTTTTCGTCCAGTATCAACTGCTGCGCTTCTTACAGACTTTCAGTCTCCCCTTTACAAGAAGGGTCAGTACGAAGAAGGCTTCCAGTTTGACGATGTAAAGGCTGCCTATAATCGCAGCGCTAAGGTCTCTGTAGGTCAAGCACTTACAATGTCAGACCTAACGCCTATTAGTGGTGTAGCAGCAGTAGTTCTACCTATGGGTGGACTAGATGTTAATAAGATTGATTTGTGGAATGACGAAAGTCTTAAGCAGAACTTTGTAGACAACGCAGTTGGTCGCTGGTTTACTGGCTTGACTGACTTTGCAGTTGGTAATGCAGTACTCGGTGGCGTAGGACGTGCAGGCGTTGCTGCTGGTAAAGTAGGTTTTGGTAAGGCTGGTCTTTATACTAAGAACAAGACCGTAGACCAATTAGCATTGGATATGGAAAATGGTATCCAGTACGCTAAGAGTAACGGTACTATGGGTTCTCAGACAGTATCAGGTAACCATGCTGTTGTGCTTGCAGAAAGCAAGGACTGGGGAACTATTACCAATCTTGTATCTAAGTACAGCACGAATGAAAAACTTATTCCGCTTATTCATGAAGCAACAGATGCTGATGCAATCAAAGACTTACTGCTTGCAGATAAGGGTAACATTGCTGCATTAGAGCGTCTTGCTGCTACCTCACCAGATAAGTTGTTTGATTTGTCAAACACATCATCTCAGTTACAGAATAAGTTTTTACAAACTGGACAGACATACATTCCAGAAGGCCCAGCAGTGCCACGCTTGAAGTCTGCATTTGATTCTGCTATTGCTAATGAGCCACAGTTTGCAAAAATTCGTGATGCGTTCTTTGACCCTGACTACAGCCTAACTCCTGGTGGTAAGTTATTTAATCCAATGGAACCAATCATTGGTAAGTCTGCTGCTATCCGCGCAGGCGAGAAGATTCGTGATTTTAAGTCCGTTGCAGCATACCGTGAGTTTGACAAGTTTGCTGACATCTTTGAAACTAAACTTGGCAAGGGTCTAGGTCGTGCAACTGTACGCCTAGTAAAGTTTGGCACACGCCAATCAGAATACAAGCCTCTAGGCTTTGTTACATTCTCTGGTGTACGCCCACTTGATGGTCGCGTAGAACTTAATGCTTTCCTTAATAACCTTAAGATATTCCAAGATGGTGCAAAGGATATTGAAATTGCTCCAGGTGTAAATGCAAAGGTAGCAGATGTTCGTCGTGAGTTTGAATCACGCTACATGAACGCCCTTGGAAAGAATGAAGTAGAAGTACTTGATGGTATTGATGAATCAATCGGCCGTATGCTTGCATACAAGGCTGGTATCTACGATGAGCGTGAGATTTCAGCACACATCCGCTCATTCCGTGGTAATGTAAACCGTGGTATTGACTCAGTAAAGCAAAATGGCTTTGGTATTGGTCATGATGGTAGCCAGATTCTGGTAGACCCACAGACTATTCGTCAGATGACTGAATCTTATCGTTTTACACCTTGGGATGCAATCGAAAGTCAGTTCATTGCAACTACTGAGAAGAGTGCTTTAAAGGCTGGCGTTCGCGCTACAACAAATCTTGGTCAGCAAGTATTCCGTGACCTTAACCGTCTATGGACATTTGACGTACTTGTACGTCCTATGTACATTGTTAAGCAGTCACTTGGTGAGCCTATTGTTAGTGCAACTATTGCACAAGGTATGGAATTTTTATGGCAAGATATGGCAAGCATTCGCAATAATGCTTTCCGTAATCTTAATAACTGGGGTAGAGGGAAGATATCAAACGTTGCAAATCGCAAAGAACGTATTGCTGTCAATAAAGCAGTTCTTGATAAGAAGCAAATGTATGCTCGCGCAGCAGCCATTAAGGATAATGCACAGGCTTCACTAGAAGACTTGCTATCTGGTAATACATCTCCAGCAACTAAAGCACAGCATTTAGATGCAGCACGTGAGGCACTAAAGTCGGCATCATCTATTCTAGATGAGATTGAACTAGACTTACGCTCTGCTGTAGTTCCATTAGGAGTTAAAGAAGCAATCCCAGGTGTTACAACACTAGAACGTCGCATTGCATTTCTAGAATCCAAATCAACTGCTTCAAGCAAAAAAGCAGAGATTGCGGCAGCCAAGGCTGCACTTGCTAACTACAGAAACGTCATTAATAAAATGGCAAGCAATAAGCAGGTTATTCTTGATGCTGACAACGCAGTTGCTGCAGCATACCAGAATATCGACAATGTTCTTAATGAACTAGGTACAACTCTTAAGCAACAAGCAGATGTATTTGGTAAGAGCGCTAAGTTTAAGAAGCGTTACTATTCTAGAGAATCACAGTATCGCATGGTTAATGGTCAGTACATGGCAATTGACTCATTCGTAACTGGAGATAAGAACTTTAGCGCAGCGATGCGTGCAGAAGTAAGCAACGCACGTACAACTGACATTAACTTCCTAGGTGAACTATCTGTTGGAACTCGCAAGTCTCTTGTAGAACGCAAGATTCCATTAGATGTAGTGCGTGTATCAGACCCACTTTACTTCGGTGAGTTAGAATATATTGCTAACCGCGTAATGCGCGGAGACCCACTTATTGACTTAATCTTAGGCAACACGCCAATTAGTGAATTACAGCGTTGGGCGTCTAGCAGTGCAGGTATTCAGTACTTACGTGCATTTGATATATTTGACCCTAAAGAAGTTAATTCATATCTTGCGGATAAGATTGCGCTAGTTAATCGCACATTCCCATCATATGAGGCACGTGCAGCAATACTACAACGTGAAGTAACAGGACAAGAACTTCAAGGATGGCTTGCGCCTTATGTAGATGAACTGTACGATATCGTGCCAAGTAATTACAATTATGGCTCAGCAAACTTAGGTGTTGGCAGGTATGCTGATTTAAGTAACGCTGTTAACAACTTTAGCGCAATGATTTTCCGTAAGATGGCTAGTGCTGAAAACCCTATCCGTAATGCATTCTTTGATAACGTTGCACTAGATGTAATGGCTCGTAAAGCAGAGTACATGATTCAGCAGGGTATTGAAATGACACCTGCACGTTGGAATGCACTGCGCCAGTCTTCTGGTCGTGAGGCAATTCAGGAACTTGAGAAGACTGTTTACACAGTACGACGTGAGAACCGCTTACTACATAATGCACGCTTTGCCGTAGCATTCCCAACAGCAACAGTTAATGCTTTCTACCGCTATGGTCGACTTGCAGCAAAGAACCCAGTTCGTGCTACACAGTTTGCATATAACTATGGACGAGTATTTCAGAACTTCGGTGTGGATGAGAACGGTAATCCAACTGAGAACCTAGCAGATATGACTCACCTAATCCTACCAGGAACCAAAGAAATGGGTCTTGGATTTATGGATGAGGGTATTGCATTAAATGCAAAGTCTCTTGGATTTTTACTTAACCAGCCATCTCCATCATTTATTACAGCGTTATCTGTTGGTAAGATAATGCAGACATTTCCTGGCACCGATGAAGGTATCAAGGAAGCGCTGACTATCAATGGAACTAACTATTTCGATGTTATCTTTCCTTTCGGAGCGCCAACATCTTTAACTAAGCAGTTAACTCCACCTTGGGCTAACTCATTGTACAATGCTGCAACTGGTAATCAGGGCAAAGCAGACTACTTAGCATCATGGCGTTCAGTGTACAACTACCACAAGATGTTGGTAGAAATGGGAGTTACAGATAAGTTCCCATCAGATAAAGAGATTGAAAGAGAAGTAAAGGCTCTATGGGCTGAAAAGTTCATTTCAGGTTTTGCTTCTATCACTGGTGTACCTTTTAAGGTAGAGACTAACCCTATGCGTATGTCAACTAACTTGTATTACAAGTTGCTTGAAAAGTACAACAAGATGGGTTACGGAACACAGCAAGCACGCGATGCCGCAGGCGATGAGATGCTTGGCATCATGGGTCCTAAGTTCATGCTTGACCGCATTACATTTACTGGTTCTTCAAAGAATATCAGCATCCCAGCAACATACGAAGCATACCAGCGCGTATTTGAAGATAACGATGACCTAGTTGGTAAACTTGCTGCAATTGAAAAGGGCGATGTTGGATTGGTAAGTTTATTGACTGCCGACCTTAGCAGAGACCCAGCGGAACAGTCAGCCAACATTCTTTCTATCTTGAGCAATCCTAACCTTACTCTTCCTGGCACTAGCAAGCGTATCAATGACTTTAAGTTAACGCCACAAGAAGTTGAGCGCGAACGCTTAAAGCAACGTACATGGGACCAGTACAACTTGGTTCGTGATGCACTAGAGGCTAAGATTACTGATGGTAAGACACTACGTGCTCACCCAGAACTAAAGGCTCCGTTAGAGCAATTAGTAGAGTCTACATTTAAGAATCAAAGCCAAGCATGGTATGATGAATATCAACTATCTGCTAGTGGAGATACATCTTACAAGTATGCTCGAGCATTGACTCTTATCACTCAAGACCCTAAGTTCATGGGTAAGCAACAGAATAACCAGTTCTGGAAAGATACTCAGTTATTCATGAAGGCACGTAACATCTTCGTTACACTCTACCAGTCATTGCCAGATTACGACCCTCGCAAGGCAGTAATCCGCGATGGATATAACCAATGGGTTGGTCAGTACGTAAAGCAGTGGGACCCTAACTTGGAAACTCTAATTAAGAATTACTTCGATAACGACAGTTTGAAGGCGGTTAACTAATGGCAGAAAAGTCAGCAACACCTAATCAGGATGCACAAGATGCTGCTATCCTCAATAGTATTGCGCCATTTCTTGCTAGCCTTTTGGCAGAAGATACTGGCAAAGATGGACCCAGAGATACAGCCCAATCTTCAACTCAAACATCTGTCACTAAACTAACTTATAACTCAGCCAAGGCGCTTCTTGAAGCGGCTATGAAAGAAGCAGACTTTGTAGGCAAGTTAACTCCAGATGATATCAAATCATTTATGGGTGCATTTGAAGCAGAACAGAAAAAGCAAATTGAAAAGATTGTAACCTCTGCACGTACTCAAATTACACCTGGTGCAACTGCAGAAGCACAGAAGAAGATTGTAGAATCTGTTGCTCGTCAAGAGTTCCCATCATTCTTTAAGCCTACAGACTTTGCAAAGAACTTTATCTGGTCTAAGATTGACTTTAAGGACCAAGGCAAGTTAGGTGCTAAGTCACTTGATGCCTTTGCTAAAGTTCGTGGATTAGTAGACGCATTCCAACTTCTTGGTGTTACCGAGAATGACATGCGCATTGCCGCTAAGCAAATTGCAATGGGCGAAAAAACAATACAAGACTATAACGTAGAACTACAGCAGATTGCTAGCAAGGAATACCCACAGTTTGCAGACCGATTTGCTAAAGACCCAACTTTAACTACATTTGATATTGCATCTCCTATTATTGGTATGCTAGCAAAAACATGGCAAATGGACCCTAAGACTATTAAGATGGACAATCCATATGTAATGTCTTATCTTAACTATGCTGGTCCAGATGGTAAGGGAAAGCAACCATCATACTATGATTTATTGATGAAGGCTAAAAACGACCCTAAGTACGACCTTACAGAAGAAGCGAATGAGAACGCACGCGATGCAGCAACAGGGCTTGCAAGAGCGTTTGGATTTGGAGTATAATGCCAATCGAAGGAATGACGCCAGAACAAGTTTTAGTTGAAACTGCCAAGCAAGTAGCATCAGGTGCAAAGAGTACTGACCGCAACAGCAAACTGCCTGGAGAGACATCAGCAGAAGCCAATGCTCGTATTACTGCTGGATATAAAGAAATGACTGCAAAGCCAATTCTTACTCCAGAAATGGAAGCCGCTAATTACCAAGTAAAGTTTGTTCGTAAAGGTGCAGGCGGAGTAGGTATCTACGAAGCGGTTGCTCCTATATTTGCTCCAAAGGTTAAAGACAATCAAACCACTGAATGGACAATGGGTATTATCCCAGCAATTGGTGGCAAGGTAACTGGAACCACATTAGGTGCGTGGAGTAATGGTGACGGAACTGTAACTAATATTAGTGATATTCCATTCACAACAATTAGTTCTAAGGGTGCTACCCCAGTTAGGGCTACAACAACGCTTGATGGAAAACCTGCATCGATGCCTACTCAAACATCAGTGGCATCTACTGCTGTAAAATCTACTACTAAAAAATACACAACTGCAGAATTGCAAGCAATTATTTCAAAGTTAGGTAGTGGTAAAACTCTTACTGCGGAAGAACGTTCCGTACTTGGGATGAGCGCAGCACCAGCACCAGTAACTACTGCTACCCAAAGTGATGTACCAGACGACCAATATTATACTGTTAAAGTCGGAACAACTGGAAAGACCCAGGCGCAACTAGATGCAGCAAAGGGCGCTCAACCTTCTATCCAACTTAATAAAGATATTGCTCAATTGCTTGGCGGGACAATTGACCCTGCTACAGGCAAAGTAATAAATGTTGCTGGTAAATTTGTAACATCTATTGTCCCTAATGATGATGGTACAACAACCATTACAGCAAGTGACGGAACTAAGACAGTTGTTAAAACGCCAAAGTCAGGCGCTACTGGCAAAAAAGAAGTTTCTCGAGTAGACAATGGCGACGGAACGTTTACCGTTACTTATGAGGACAAGTCTACTCAAATTGTTGGAACAAAAAACACAGCACCAGATATTTTAACAAATAAACCAATTGGAACTCCACCAGGATTCGTGTATGACCCATTAACAAAAAAATGGGTTATGCCAGACAGGCCAGAAGAAGAAGGAAACTGGGTCTGGGATAATGTTAAGGGATGGACTGATACAAACGTAAAGCCAGGTTCAACTGGCATGGAAGCAGGCAGCACTAGAACTCTTGCCCAAGATACTTTTAAAAATACACTTGCATTATTTTTTGGTGCAAGCGAAATGGCACAACCATGGGCTAATGCTTTGTTCAAGGTTGTATCAGGGTATTACAAGAGTGGTTCTACTATTGATGAATCCCTTAATCTTGCGCTACAAGAAGCACGCAATAATCCAGTTCTTGAACCATTTACAAAGCGTTTTGCTGGAGTGTATGCCCTACAAGACCGCAGAGCACAAGGCGAAGCGTTGGATGTGCCGACTATTGCAGAGTTCTTCAAGTCACAGGTAACACTAGGTGACAGGCTACGTGAAGTTGGCTTAGGCGATTTAGCAAGCAATGAGATTCTTGGCGAAGTGCTAGGAACTGGAAAGTCCGTTTCCGCTGTACTCAATTTAGTAAACGATGTCTTTATGACTATCGATAATGCACCAGATGCTCTTAAAAAAGACCTACAGGTAGTTGCTCCAGGAATAGATAGAACATCTATTGCTAAGGCACTTCTTCTTGGTCAAAGAGGAGCAGAGGCTCTACAGAAGCAAATCAAGGAAGTTAGTGTACTATCTGCTGCTAAGTCACAAGGCGTTAGTCTTGAAAATACGCTTGCTGCAGATATTGCTGCTAGAGGCTTTGATTATAACACTTCACTTACTAACTTTGGTACAGTCGCCAAGGGCGCACAGCCATTCCAGAAGTTAACTGAAATTAGTACAGGACAAGCAGTTCAGCCTGTTGATTCTCAACAAACTTTAATCAAGTCTCTCTTCCAGCAAGATGTAAAAGCACAAGAGCAGATTCGTCTAGAAGCAGAAAAAGAAGCAGCACGCTTCTCTGGTGCTTCTGGAACACTTGGTTCACGAAGCCTAGCATCACGCAACAGAGCAAACAGAGTAATATAATAGAATCCTGAGTGGACCCATCGGCCCCACCAGTGTAATAGACCGACAGTAGGAGCCAGACCATTTCCCCGAATGGAATCTGTGGCCTGCGAACTAACTACGAATAGAAGGGTGGCGTTGCTATGAGCAACAACTACTGGGACGACGAAGACGATGACCTAGATACAATCGAAGAAGCACCGATGGATGGAAGCGACTTACTTAAAAAGTTGCGTAAAGCCAAGCGTGCAGATGAGAAGCGTATCAAAGAACTTACAGAGCAACTTGAAGGTTTCTCCAAGGCGCAACGTGAGGCAATTGTCAAGTCGACACTAGAAAAGAAGGGCGTCAATCTTAAGGCAGCCCGTTTAGTAATGAAGGACTTAGATGACATTAACGAAGAGTCAGTTTCTAACTGGCTTGATGATAATGCAGAGTTGTTCGGACTAACGGTTGCAGAAGAGTCAGATGTGAGCCAACATGACCGCGCAGCATTGCGCAATCAAGACATGGTTACACAGAATGCTTTGACGCCAGACCGAGCAAACGATATTGAATACAGAATGTCCCAAGCAACATCCGAAGAGGACATCCTAGCAATTCTTCGCTCGCAACAATAATTTATCCGTTCATAGTCACTTGGAGGTGACCGCATATGCCTAACGCATATACATCCACAGGCTCTACCACTCTTGGTGGTACAGTCGGCGGTGCAGGTCTTGTACAGAAGGCGTATGACCGTCTTCTTGAGTTCGCTCTCCGCGCCGAACCACTAATTCGTTCAGTCGCAGACAAGACTCCAGCACAGCAATCAATCCCAGGTTCAACAGTAGTTCTACAGAAGTACGTTGACCTAAACGCAGTAACAGACACACTTACAGAAACAGTTGACCCAGATGCAGTAGCATTGTCAACACCTAACACAGTTACAATTACTCTTAACGAGTACGGTAACTCTGTTCTTGTAACACGTGCTTTGGAACTATTCTCACTTGCAGACGTTGACCCAGCAATTGCTAACGTAATCGCTTTCAACCTTGCAGACTCAATCGATAAGGTTGCGATGACTACACTTA